TGTAAATTACTGTATTAAGCGCAGTAACCCTGCAGATAAAATAAATAGCTTAACCCTGCATTGATAAAACCTTTGTACGTTAGCCTGCGTATCTTTGAACTTCCTTTCAGTCGTAGGTGCTTCAGTACAAGCTGGATATAGTAACCAGCACTAATTCACAGCACTAACAACTAACAAATCGTATCTCATTATGGACAAACTACCTTATTTTGTCTAGAATGACTAACAAAGAAGAATAAATAAATGAACTGCATTACTTGCAAAAGATACTTCAAGCATAGCCCGTTTAATAAAACAGCAGAGTGCGATGCTTGCATAGATAGCGATTTTAGTACTTATCCTGCGCTTGACTCAGAGACTCAAGTTGACCTAGATATTCTTCGTAATCCATCTGGTAGGACTAATCCTATCTTTTATGATGAGTACAATGATCCTGAGTTGGATTCAAGAGATTCTATCTAAAGCTCTTGAGAGTTGAGATAGCAACGAAAAGAGCATAAGCTCTTGACAACAGGTAAAACTGCTGTTACAATAGAATTTATTCAACGTATCAAAGGTATGTCGGCTGGACCCACAAGAAACATTTAGTCGAAAGAGTCCTATGTTGAGTCTCATGCTGGATTAGTTCAACGGTAGAACAGGGGTTTTGTAGTCCTCAGATGAGTGTTCGATTCATTCATTCAGCACCAAGTTAACGGGTCACTAGCTCAATTGGGAGAGCAACGCATTTGCAATGCGAAGGTTATAGGTTCAATTCCCATGTGTATCCACCACAATAAACTACCATCGTCTATCGGTTAGGACATTAGGTTTTCATCCTAAGAAGCGGAGTTCGACTCTCCGTGGTAGTACCAAATATTAACTTTTATTCCGTAGAACCCGAGCATGGTGCATGGGCTTGACTGTTAATCAATGTTTAGTTGGGATCGTTACCCAAATACGGAGCCATATAGGTGATTGGTTGAGAGGCCGAAAACAGCGGATTGCTAATCCGTAGGACGCTAAAGTGTCCCGTGCGTTCGAATCGCACATCACCTGCCATTATTTATGTTGAAGATCAGGACCGGGAAGTCCGTGGCATTCTGAACTCTAGTAAGCGTGCCTAGTTTAAGTTCCTCAAAACATCAATATAAATATCCGTAATTAGGCTAGTTTGGTTAAGTCACTCGGTTTGGGGCCGAGATATCGAATGTTCGAATCATTCATTACGGACCAATAAATACAGCGGGAAGGGCGGTCACCACTGCAGTTTCATATGCTCGCAGCATCACTGGTTCAAATCCAGTTCCCGCATCCAAATTTAGACTAGGTTTGCTCCCGAAAAGATGATTCATCACCGTCCTGTCTATCTCTAATAGTGATGTTTCCTGATGGAGAAACAAATGAAAGAATTACCAAGTAATAAAAGATACAATGTAACTGAAGACGGAAAAGTCTTTGATACTTTTCGTAATGTATTTATGTGTGAATACAATAACGGAAATGGTTACTTTGCTGTAAAACTAATGTCTGAAAATAAAAAACGAAGACAGTATTATGTACACAGGTTAGTTGCTGAAACATATTTAGGATACGCAGAAAATTTAGACATAAATCACATTGATGGTAATAAATCTAACAATTGTTTATCAAATCTGGAAATAGTAAGTCACAGAGAAAACATGCAACACGCTTTTGACAACAGACTATTAAAAGGGTTTGTTCAGAAGTTTTATTAAAATCATTCGCTATTCGCAAATAGCAAACAACTTAGGGTACGTATACCGTTAAGGAGACGGTCTTGTCTGTAAAACAAGCGCTTAATAGCTCGTCTGGATCGTTACCAGAAGTGCCCACCACACAAGGATAAATATGCAAGTAAAAGTACAAGAAGCCAAGGGTATTTACTCTTGGTTCCTATATAAGTTCAACTACGGTGCTATTACAATGCCTTGGAAAACGATTCATATTCGCAGCGATAGAATCGGATTGCAATACAAGAAACTACTTGAGCACGAACTTGTGCATGTAGATCAGATTAATAAGCTAGGTGCAATCAAATGGACCTTGACTTATTTTTATTATCAACTTAGATACGGCTACGCTAATAATCCTTTTGAATTAGAAGCAACTCGTAAATCAGGTTGGTAATACTAAAAGAACCTGCCTTAGGTTCGTTGACGTAACGGTTAGGAGAGTAATCTCCGGGCGTCCATTGTATCTGAAGCAATGTAACACGAGGACCATCTATCCTTGACTAACTGCCGCCAAGCATTTAGATAAGTATCAGCGTGATTTAGATCGGTTACTACGAAAAAGTAACCCTGTATTTCGTAAGCAGGACTAATACTTAAGGAAAAGACATGACATTTAAAATCGGGCAATCAGGTAATCCACAAGGAAGACCCAAGAAAGAAAACCTGTTAGACAAACCTACAAATCGTCAATTAAAAGAACGTGAACTGATTACACTGCTACGCAAGATCAAACCTCAGATTGCTGAAGCTATTCTTACTGCTGCAGAAATTATGAAAAATGCAGAAGCTAGTCACCAAAACCAATTAAAAGCTGCTACTATCTTATTGGATAACTACCGCAGATTAGTTCTTGATGTTTATGACGGTGAAGATCAAGCAGATCAAGAAGGTCTAGAGATTCAGCAGAATAACGCACCAGTGTTTAGTCTTAAGATGGTTAACGCTGATTAATAATTGTAAGTTTAACAACAGCTAGGTTGGCCGACCGAACGTAAGCTCCTCACTTACTGCTGTCTGTTTATTTGAGGTTTATTCTGAGGAGAATATATGTTTACAGAACTGATAAATAAAGAGTACCCAAAACTTATAGGTGATGCAATTGGAAATTACTCTGCACAACATGCACACAAATTATACGAGTTAGAATGCGGTCATCGTCAGGATATTAAGAAGCAACATGCAATGGCAGGTAAGTTTAGATGTAAGACTTGTCTAGTTAAAAAACACGAAGATATTGCAGAGTTAAACAATCTAGCAATTATTGATCATACTCCAAACTCAGACTCGGACTATAAGTTATATAAATTTAAAGATTGTGGTCATAAACAACTTTTCGCATCATATAATATTAAACTTGGCATGAAATGTGCTAGTTGCACAATACAATCTCGATTTGATGCTGCTAGTAGGAATAACCTTGAACTATTGAATGTCGGATGCAGTGATAAATGGATGCACAGAGAATATAAATATAAAAAGTGCAATCACATCCAAAGTATGAAAATTCAGGATGTGGAAAATAATAATGTACCTGAATGCAGGCAGTGCAGAAAAGAGGTTTGGATTGAAGCTGCAATATCTGCTGGGATAGTATTTATCGGGGAATCGGATAGTGCATTACCAAACAATGGTAAGTATTACAAATATGAAATGCCTTGTGGTTGTATCAAAGATTTTAAAATTGGAAATATTAAAAGAAATGTATGGGCTTGTGATACTCACTCAAACTTTTGGAACAAGAAAAGCAACGTGTATATCATAAAGTTTACAGAAATTTCATCTGGTTTTTCATGGTTAAAAGTCGGTGTTTCGACTAATGTGAATAGACGCATTAATGATTATAAATTGAAATCTAAGTGCGTTCATGAAATACTACATATACGAGAATTTAATACATATAAACAAGCCCTGACCTTTGAAAAAAGTATACATTTTAAATACAAAGATATAAATCTTGATCACAATACAATGAAAAACTTTAAACAAAATGGCTGGTCTGAATGCTACCCTGTAGAGTTTTCTTCTGAGTTTGTGTCAATTATAAAAGATAAAGAGGAAATAAATGGCAACTGAAAAATTTGTACTTGCACCAGCTAGTATCCCGCAAGAACAATTCCTTGCAAGTAAAAGTACTATTACCTTGTATTCAGGTAGTGCAGGTGCAGGTAAAACTTTTGCCTTGGTGATGAACATGGTTAAGTTTGCAGCAATGAAAAATTCAACCATTATCTGTTTCCGTAGAACAAGTACTCAAATTAGGAGTCCGGGTTCAGTATGGCAAGAAGCAACAGGTATTTTTAGTAAGATGTTTCCCGATGTCAGAATCCGTTCTAGAGAGCTAGAGATGTACGTACCATCTACTAACTCTATTGTGAAGTTTGGACATTTACAACACAGTACAGACGTACTTAATCACCTTGGCAGTCAATATAGCGCAATTTTTTACGACGAAGTTACTACTTTTCCATTTGAGGAATTCGTACTTCCTCTTATGGGTCGTATGCGTAATGCTGCTGTTGATTACGCACCTCAAATGTTTTGGGCAACAAACCCAATGTATGATCACGGTGTTTATCACTGGATTAAAGATTTCTATTTAGATGAATTTGGTATCCCATTAAAAGAAAAATCAAATGTAGAAAGATACTTTGTACTTCAAAATGGAAAACCACTTTGGTACGATTCTTTAGAATTAGCTGAAAGTCATCATGGTAAAGGAATACCACGATCTTTCAGAAGTATCAAGGCTCATGTAACTGATAACATACCCCTTATTAAAGCAAACCCTGACTACTTATCAAACTTGATGGCACTTCCCGATATTAAAAGGAGAATCTATCTAGACGGTTCTTGGATAGCTCGTGAAGAAGAGGCTGGTTTGTATCATAGAGCTTGGTCAACTATTGTTGAAACTCCTAACATGAAAGCTAAAAAGAGAGTCTTAGCTTTTGACTTAGCTTCTCAACCTGTCAGTACACAATCTCCAAATCCAGACTGGACTCGTGGAGTAGTTATGTCTAAAGATGAAAATGGTATTTATACTGTTGAGCATCTAGTTTCAATACGCGATAGACCTCACGTTGTTGAGCAATTAATCTATGATACTGCAAAAGAATTTTCAGGTATAACTGTAACTATCCCAATTGATCCCGGTGCAGCAGGTGCAGCTCATTCTTCCAATATCAAACGTAAACTTGGAGAGCAAGGTATTAACTGCAAGTTAATCAGACCTAATAAATCAAAACGTGTACGTTTCTTACCTTTTTCATCTATAGCTGAAGCTGGTTTTGTTAACGTAGTAAGAGCTGAGTGGAACGAAGTATTTTTTAACGAATTGGAAGAATTTACTGGATTACGTAGAGGTGAAAGAGATGACATTTGTGACGTATGTTCTGATGCTATATATGCTCTTAACCAAGACAACCAACTCCCTAACTTTACTTTACCTGACTTTACAGGTACAAATCCTTTTGAAGGTAGTATCTCAGGAACTAATATTCCATCGTATAGCAGTTCGTTAATATCTTAACTCGTCAACGGCAAAGCCGATTATAATCCACAATGAAAAGGAGCCTTTGATGGCTGAACAGAAAAATACTACAAGAGTAAAAAAAGCACTGGATGAAGCTCCAGATCGTTTTAAACTAAGTGAGTCAGGTTATCTTGGACTTAATGTATTTAACGGTGTATCTAACGATGAGTTAAAACGAGAGTTAAACTTCCCAAATAGCATCAACACATATAAGCAAATGTCTTATCATGGTACTATTAACTCAGCTTTAACCCTTTATGAAAATATGGTAGGTAAAGTAGACTGGTTGTTTAAACCTGTTAAAGACGCCAGTGAAGAAGAGTTAAATCAGGCACGTATTATTAATGAAATGATGCATGACCTTACAGATCAAACATGGTCTGAGTTTATCTCTGAAGCTTTAAGTGCAAATATGTACGGCTTCTCTGTTCATGAGAAAGTATACCGTAGGCGTTTAAAGGCTAACGGCTCTAAGTACAATGACGGTTATATCGGTTGGAAAAAGCTACCTATTCGTAACCAAGAGACTATCGAAAAGTTCTTATTCAGCGAAGACGGTAATGAAGTAAAAGGCGTAAAGCAAAACCTATCTGCTGTTTCTGACGTATATAACCGATACTCAAGTCGCACAAATAATGAAGTGCTTCTACCAAAGAGTAAGATTCTTTTATTCCGTGCAGGTAGACACAAGGGTGATCCCTTCGGTAAAAGTATGCTTCGTGACGCTTATCTATCTTGGAGATTCCTAAGTGTAATCGAAGAGATTGAAGCTAACGGTGTAGCTAAAGACCTTGCAGGACTTCCCGTTAATTTTTAAGCGGCTTTAAGCAGTAATGCTTATCGAACAACTTCTTTAATTCAGGGAAACTCTAACCGGATAATGCCGAAGACAATCCTGAGCTAAGACACGAATCATGCACTCTGAACAACAGTAGGAGAAAAGTATGAAACAAATTATAGGTTCCACCTGTTATGTAACAGAAGATGGTAAAATCTTAAACAAACACAAACAAGAGCGAAAAGCTAAGTTAAGTAAAACAGGATATTTGGAAGTCGATATTTACTACGGTAAAGATATCGGTAAAAAATATTTTAGAGTACACAGATTAGTAGCTCAACATTATATAGAAAATCCAGAAAACAAGCCTTTTGTAAACCATAAGGATGGTAATAAGACAAACAATGCTGTTTCAAATCTTGAGTGGGTAACTCACCAAGAGAATATGGAACATGCTAAAAATTTTGGTTTAATCAAAAGAGCAGAAGAAAATTCAATGTCGATTCTGAAAACCTCCCAAGCGGAAGAAATTTGTAAATTATTACAGATGGGTTACAGAAACATTGATATCGCTAAGAGTTTAGGTGTTTCAAGTTCTTCAGTATCTTCAATAAGATACGGAGTTACATGGATGCACATTTCTTGTAAATATAACATACCTGATAGAAGTAGGTCATTAAGCACCGAAACAATTCATTGGTTATGCAGTAGAATACAAGAAGGTCTGACTCAAGGTGAAATATTAAGTTTAGGTTATAACCAAAGAATAACAAAAACTTTAATTAAGGATGTGAGAAGAAAGAGAATCTACAAAGATATATCTTCTCAATATAAATTTTAAATTTGTGTATGATTCGTGTAAAGTGCAACGACTAGCCGAAAGGCGTAGGGTCAAGTGACTCGAAATGGGAAGGTTCCAAATAATTGGAACGTGATATAGTCTGATCTTAATAGAAATATTAAGCAGCCGAAAGGCGGTTACGAACTAACGACTCGTAGCGAACAAAATGATTGAAATTACCTCCGCAGTATCTATCCTCAGATGCTTCACCAGAGCAAAAGAGCATTAAAGCTTATTATGAAAATGTAATGCGTAATCTGCAGTTAAATCAGCAGTCAGCATTGATTCTACCACAAGCACACGATCCAGATACACGCCAGCCTTTATTTCAGCTAGAGCTTCTATCTTTAAATGGTAGTAAAGCAATGGATACTTCAAAGATTAAAGAGTACTACAAGAATTTAATTCTTACTTCTTTATTTGCTGATATCCTAGTGCTAGGTCAATCAGGCGGTGGTTCTAACGCTCTAGGTCAGGTTAAGAATTCCTTGTCAGCTACTGCAGCTGAAGCAATGCTGAGAAAAATCAGAGATGTAATCAACGATGACTTGATTAAGCAAACCTATGAGCTAAATGGTTGGGATACTTCTCGCATGGGTAGTATGGACTTTGACAACCTAGAGACTGAAGATTTAGAATCATTCTCAAAAGCAATTCAGCGTTTTGCCAGCACTTCTGTTATTGAAGTTGATCGTGCAGTATTGAACCGTGTACGTGAGTCAATCGGCGTGGATTCCTTACCTCAAGATCAAGAACCTAATCAGGAGTTACTACCTGCCAAGACTTCTCGTAGTGGTGATGGAATGGCTGTTGGCACTACTGGTAACGGTACAGCAACATCAGCTACAGGTTCAGACACAAGTTCAAACAATTTAGAAAACGCAGGTTAATTATGCCATATTCAATGCAAGGTGATATTCCTCAGTGGGCAAGCAAAAAGTCAGATGCTGTAAAGAAGGTAGCAATTGAAGTTTTTAATCAAACGCTAAAAGATACAGGTTCTGAAGAGAAAGCTCGTATTGCTTCTTTAGCTGCTATGAAGAACGCTGAAGAATCTTTTAAGAAGAATAAGGTAAAGAAATCCGTCGAAGATATTATCAAAGCAAAATATTCTAATTTATCTTGAATTAGTTTCAATATCGTGCTATAATAATACACAAATACCCCGAGGTAATTCTCGGGGTTATTATTGTTTATAAAGGAGAAGATATGCAACAAAGCATGCTGTGGTCTGCAGATAATACCCCGATTTCTATTCAGGGTAAATCTTTAAAGCTAAGAGAGTTATTTGCAAGAACAGCTAATGCAGCAATTGCAAAAGGCTTGTCCAGAGATGAAGCTATTTTTGCTGCTAGTAATGCAGTAAAGAGCGAAGAGAAAAAGAATCAACCTGTTAAAACTAAAGCAAAGACTGTCGCAAGTTTTACCAGTCCTTTTGAGGTCGTAAGTAAAGCCGTAGAAGATAAAGTGCCAGAGGTCGCTACTGTAAAAGCTGCAGAGTTTGACGCTCAAGGGCACTTAGTACTTTTAATGACAGATGGTAAACGCATTGTTACCAAAGGTAAAGCTGTAGAGCAGCACATAAACCAATCAGTAGGTGTTTCGGTTAATCCAGTCTTTGATCATGTGCAGATGAATACAACTGCAAATTATACATCAGAGGATTATCTTCCCGGTATGCTTACTTGGAATGAATTTGAAGATTGCTTAGATATAGTACAAAACGACAATTCTGTTCTTCAAGTAGGTCTTGAGCAATATATTGAAGTTATAAATAAAACAACAAGTACTTTACCAAATGGTTCTGTAGTAAGATTCTCAGGTGTAAGCCTTGACGAGATTCCAGAAGCTTCACCTTTGATTGCTGATGGTAGTATAGCACCTCTTTACTTAATTGGTGTTTTAACAAATACGTTAATTCCCGGTCAAAGAGGAAGAGCTACTATTTTAGGTAAAGTTCGTAACCTTAATACCACAGGTTCTGATGTAGGAGAATCTTGGCAAATCGGTGATTTACTTTACGCTCACCCTACTCAACTAGGTAAACTAACAAAAGTACAACCCACAGCACCTCAAATAGTAATATCAGTAGCTGCTGTATTAAAATCAGATGCAATTCAAGGTAAACTACTAGTAAGACCTACGATTTTCCCTAGATTATTTTACGGTGTATTTTCAAGTTTAGTTACCCAAACACCTCCTAGTACAAACACTGCTCACAACGTGCATTTTGAAAATACAGATATTACCAGTGGTGTTAGAGTAGTAGACACTAACAGAATTACTACGGATTATGCAGGTTTGTACTCTTTTGATTTTAGATTGCAATTAACTTCAACCAATTCTTCACAAAAAGAAGTTTATATTTGGGCTAGAAAGAATTCAGCAGATATTCCAAGAAGTGCATCTAAAGTTACTTTAGTAGGTAATGGAGTCGAGCTTGTACCATCATGGAGTTTTTCTGTAAGTATGCAAGCTGGGGATTATTTTGAATTGATGTATGCTGTAAGTGACCTAGCAATTTCAATTAATGCTCCTGCAAGCACCGCTTTTGCTCCAGCAACCCCATCAACTACTTTAAGAGTAAGTCAGATTAATTTATAATAGGAAACAACAAATGCAAGATATTTTTTTAAAATTTGCAGATGAAGCTCAGGCAAATTCTATTCTATATGTGCCTTACCCTGAGGTAAGAACTAAAGAAGGGCATTTATTGTCAAAATCACGCAATGCCCCTAACTTTACTAATATAGATATTATAGGTAATATCTCAAAGCCTACTGCAGAGTTAGACGCAGAGGGAAAACCTATAACGCAACTTCTAGATGGTTGGCACGTAAATGTCCGTTTACTTGAAGGTGAAGATGCTTCTGTTCTTGAAGCTTACAAAATACTGCCAAATAATCCTGTTAGGGTTTGGGGCTAATATAATCAAAACTTGCTTAAGTAATTAAGCAGGTTATTTAACTAAGGAAAAATCATGAGCATCGTAATCGAAGGTATTTATTCTCAATCAGGTCAAGCGGATCAGCAGTTACCTTTAACTGTAACACCAGCAGGTACTCTAGAGACTGAACCTCTAGGTCGCCCTACAGTAGCACGCCAACTAGCTGCCAGTACTACAAGTAATTCTGCTGTATTAACTGCAAGCTGCACTCGCATTAGTATCCGTGCTAGAGGCGCTGATCTGCGTTACGTAGTAGGCGTTGGAGCACAAACAGCTAATGCAAGTACAAGTCATTTTATCGGTCAAGATGAACGCTTGGATATTGCTTTACTAGCAGGCAGCACTATTGCAGTTATTCGTGATACTGCAGCTACCGCTGATGGTTCATTGGCTATTACAGAATTAGGTTAATCGTGAATCAGCAGATACAAAATAAAGGAGCTATATGCAACTTAGAGCTACAAGACTAACAGCAATTGCATCTGCTGTAAAACGAGCATTTAATATCCGTTCGTTATTCGCTGGCGGAGCACCCGGTGTTTGGTACGACCCGAGCGACTACGGTGCTACCGGCACCCTGTTCCAAGACAGCGCAGGCACAACGCCGGTCACTGCCGTGGAGCAGCCTGTGGGGTTAATGCTGGACAAGTCGCAGGGGTTGGTGCTTGGGTCTGAGTTGGTGACGAATGGGGACTTCAGCAACGGTAGCACTGGATGGACACAGATTTCGGGCACATTCACATTTAGCAGCGGTAGGGCTATTGCGGCCAACTCTGACTCCATCAAGCGGCTTAGTAGCACCGCATCCTCAATGGTGGCAGGCCGCTGGTACGTCATCACATGGAACCAGTACGCAGGTGCAGGCACTGGAGCAGCTAATTGGACAATTCCTGGAGTTTGGAGTGGTACCGACAATTTTGCCAACGGTGGAAATTATGTAAACGGCGAAGGGCTTAAAACGCTCTACTATCTGGCCCCGGTGTCAGGGCAGTTTTATTTTTACAACTTTGAGCAGGCTGTCGAGTACGACAACATCTCCGTCAAAGAACTCCCCGGCAATCACGCATTCCAAGCCACCAGTGCATCGCGCCCTGTGCTGAGTGCGCGGTATAACTTGCTGACGAAGACTGAGCAGTTTGATGATGCGGCTTGGTTTAAATCAAACGTCACTGCGGTCAACACAACGGCAACTACCGACCCGCTTGGCGGCAACACTGCTGACAAAATAGCAGAAACCATTGCGGTAGGGTCACATGGAGTTTTTAACTCATCACCGCTGCAATCTACTTCAGGTGTTTTTTACACGTATAGTGTTTATGCAAAAAAAGCAGAACGGTCATGGTTAATAATTGACGCATATACCGCAACAAACGCATTTACATGGTTTAATTTAGATTCTGGTGCCGTAGGAACAAACGCATCGGGAAACACCGCAACCATTGAAAATGTTGGAAACGGTTGGTTTAAATGTTCTGTTGTAAGAGCATCAACATCATCCCTTGTCAACCAATTTTTGGGTGTGTATTGCTCAACTTCAAACGGAGTAAATAGCTATTTAGGTGACGGCACCAGCGGCATCTACATCTGGGGAGGCTCTATCGTTCAAACGGCCCAAGCACCAGCAGCCTACCAGCGCGTCAACACCGCCACGGACTACGCCACCACAGGCTTCTTGCCCTACCTCAAATTTGATGGCGTCGATGACAGCTTGAGCACCAACAGCATTAACTTTACCAGCACGGACAAAATGAGCGTGTTTGCTGGGGTTAGGAAGTTGAGTGATGCTGCAACGGCGATAGCTGTTGAATTGAGCGCCAGTGCTGCATCAAACGTGGGCGCTTTCTTTGTTGCGGCTCCTGTTTCTGCTGGCGCAACTTACACGCTCCTGTCGCAAGGAAACGTGCTGTCTTTGGCAACGTCGCCAAGCAGCTACGCATCGCCAATCACCAATGTTGTAACAGGTCTTGGCAACATCTCAGGCGACCTTGCTACCCTGCGAATCAACGGCGCACAAATCGCGCAAAGCACAGCAGACCAAGGCACAGGCAACTACGGCAATTACCCGCTTTACATCGGACGCCGCAACAACGCATCCCTGCCATTCAACGGCCAGATGTACAGCATGATCATCGTCGGCAAAGCAGTGACCGCAGGCGAGTTGTCGAGCACTGAGAAATTTGTAGCTAGTAAAACAGGAGTAACTTTATGACAGACATCTTTCGCACAATGATACTACCTGCTAATACAGCACAACTTGCCAGAGATATTGCTAGTGCTTTATCAGCAGCTGGTGCAGGTATGTGGACTACAGGATTATCTTCTGATAATACAAACGTATCGCATTATAT